TAGACAATTGGAGGACGCCATCGATATAGACGCTCTTACCAGTAGCTAAAGCAACGTGCTCTGAAGAGGTCCAGGCATCGGTCGAATTAACCCAATTCCATGTCTTATCGGTAGCGCCCTTCAGAGTTAAACCACCGCCATCAGCGGTAATGTCGGAAGGTGTGGCGACCGAACCGATTTCAATGTTCTTGTCATCAACGGTCAGGGTTGTGGAGTTGACTGTCGTAGTGGTTCCGTTGACTGTGAGATCACAATCGACATGCGCTCCACACCAGCGGTATCGAAGCGGATGATGTTTTCGTCGGCTGATTCCTCAACCTGAATCTTCGTGTTGGCATCAGCATCAGTGATCGAATCGCTGCTCAGAGCGCCCAACTCAGTCTGTACATAAGCGGTGGTGGCGATTTGAGTGGTGTTAGTATCTGCCGCAGCCGTTGGGGCAGCGGGTACACCAGTAAGAGTCGGTGAGGCTAGCGGAGCATAAGTGCTGGCTGCCGTAGCAGTGAGCAGGTAGTCGCCTACCTCTGTCATCACGAACGCTGTGGTGGCGACCTTGGTTGTGCTGTCGTTAGCCGCCTGAGTGGTGGCAGCAACGCCGTCAGCGAGAACGACAGTGGAGGCGAGAGCGGTGGAGGTGAGGATGCTCGTACCGGCAATCAACACCCCTTTACCAGAAGCGAGGTTTACACCTGACTCCATGACATCCACTATGTCTGTACCCGTACCGGCGATTGAAACGCTCAGGCGGATTATCCCGTCTTCTGCTCCTGCCGATGCGTCTTGGACAACACCAGTGATGTACCCGTAGGTGTTGTCATTACCGGGGCTGTCATCTTCACCAAGGAACTGAATCTGACCAAGCAGATCGTTGTCGGCTTGGCTCCCACTGTTTCTTTCCATATAGAGGATAGGACCAGCAGCAGCACCAGAATCAGTCGTAAGAACGCCTATAGAACCCCCGAAGTTGGCGGTCAGGCCCGAGGCAGACAATGATGTCTGCGTGATGGTGACCCTATCGCCACTGTTGATTTTCAGCCTGAAAACATCGTCCGAAGACCAGTAAGCCTTGGAGTCCCCATCGGCGTCATGGATTTCTGTGACCTTTAGGTCTACCGCGCCGTCACCGACATCATCATAGGTAGCCGTCAGGCCAGTGTGGGAACCATTTGTAACCAACTGTCCTGCAACAATGTCCTGAACATTTTCGGTAATAAGGGCCAAGTCAACTGCCCCATCGCCAGCGTCATCGTAAGTTGCCGTGATACCGGTATGAGATCCGTTGGTTGCCAACTGTGCGCCAGCGATGTCTTGGACATTTTCCGTGATCAAGGCCAAGTCGATAGCACCGTCGCCAGCGTCATCGTAAGTGGCGGTAATACCAGTGTGGGTGCCATTGGTAGCGAGTTGTGCGCCAGATACATCTTGTACAGCCTCAGTAAAATCTGTGACTGCCGTAGAGGGAATGGCGATTGTTGTGTTAGCCGCAGTGGTCAAACGCCCATAGGTATCAACCGTATAACCGGGAACCTGAGTAGCACTACCATAAGAAGCGGCAGAAACCCCCGATGCCGTCAAGGTTAGGTCGATAGCACCGTCACCAGCATCGTCATAGGTGGCCCCTATACCCGTATGAGAGCCGTTGGTCGCTACCTGAGCGCCCGCAACGTCCTGAGTTGCCTCAGTGAAATCTGTGACCGCTGTCGAAGGAATGGCGATTGTTGTGTTAGCAGCAGCCGTCAACCGGCCATAGGTGTCAACCGTATAGCCAGGGACCTGTGTGGCGCTGCCGTAAGCAGATGCAGAGACACCAGAGACAGTAAGTGTAAGATCTACAGCACCATCTCCAGCATCGTCGTAGGTGGCCGCTATGCCTGTGTGAGAGCCATTGGTGGCCACCTGAGCACCAGCCACATCCTGAACTGCTTCAGCGAAATCAGTAACAGCCGTAGAAGGAATAGCAATAGTGGTGTTTGACGCAGCGGTCAAATGACCCTGAGCGTCAACAGTGTATCCGGGAACCTGAGTTGCGCTCCCATAAGAAGCTGCCGAAACTCCAGAGGCATCATGATTGATGGTGTTGCCGGTGATCGTCAAGTCTGTGCCGGCGGTGAAAGCCTGAGTGCCCGTGAACTGAGTGAAATCGATGTCGTGCGTTCCAACGGTATGTGGATCACTGGTTGAAGTGACTACAAAACCTTGGCCGTTGTTGGAAGACCCTGCCAGAACGTAAACGGCTTCGCCCGCTTTGATCTCACCAGTTGGTGCGCCATCAAAGTCGGTGGCCCTCGTAAGCACCCATACAGCAGAACCCGACACACCCTGAGCAGTTACATCATAAATACCGTTGTGGGCAGCAGTTGACTGATCTTGAACGAGAATACGATTTCCAGTAGTTGCGTTTGCGCCATCAACGACGAGACGAACCTGTGTTGATGTAGTCAGAGTTGCCCCTACACCAGAAGAACCATTGTCGTAGGCTGGGGTGTTCGGTAATGCCGCAGCAGAGGCGTAGTTAACGGCCTCATGCCAATCAAGACCAGCGATGGCGTTATCAACGTAAGCCTTGGTTGCAGCATGTGTAGCGTTGGCAACGGAACTAGAGATTGTGACTGACCCGAAGGTGGGAGTGTCTGACGCGCCTACGGCTTGTCCGATGGCAACAGTTGGGGTTGCGGTTTCTCCACTGTTGTTAGTGAGAGTGACGCCAGTGCCGGCTACGAGACTGGCGGTGTAATCACCGGTCGTGTCCGTACCTAAGGCAACCGAGTTTGCTTGGATTGTTGCGGTAAGGGTTGCATCGGCGAGATTGGTAATAGTGGCACTACCACCAAGATCCCCAGCAAGGGTGACCGTAAAGTCATCGACATTTAAATCAATTGCACCGTCGCCAGCGTCATCGTAAGTGGCACTAATACCACTGTGTGATCCGTTAGTCGCAATCTGAGCACCTGTGATGTCTTGGACGTTTTCAGTAACGAGGGCCAAGTCAATGGCACCGTCACCAGCGTCGTCATAGGTAGCGGTAATACCCGTATGCGATCCGTTGGTAACGATCTGAGCGCCAACGATGTCTTCAACACTCTCAGTGTTGGCTTCCCATGATACGCCACCAGCAGCACTGCTGTCGGCAACGAGGTGCTGCCCATCGCTTCCTACAGCGAGTATCCCAGCCGTATCAGCAGATATGCCGACAACGAGATCGCCTTTAGCATCAATCAGTGTTTTGTGAATATCCCCCAAACCGCCATAACCAAGAGAAGTCCATGCAGTCGTTCCATCACCGATTTTATAATTCTCGTTATCAGATTCATATCCGATTTCCCCAACAGCAAGTGTGGGGTTATTGGAAGTCCAGTTTGCTGCCGTGTCTCTGCGAAATTGAATGATTGCTGCCATCAATATCCCCTAGTTCGCCGTGGAGTCATTACCATCAGCGTTAATATGATAACGGACCCAAGCCTCAGAAGTTCCACCATCAGCGACCGTGGTTGACTGCGAAACGACTTCGTTCCATGCTCCACTAGACCTGTAATAAAACTGATTATTTGTTGTATCTACCGCTATGGTGCCATCAGCAGAAGCAGCCGAAGGCGCTCCGTCAGTAGTTAAATTAATCACACCAGCAACAGCCTGCAAAGCGTCGTCTGTCTTTAGAAGGTTTGCAGCAGAACGATACAGGGTGACATCACCAGCAGCACTACCAGATCCCCAAGTCAACTTACCACCAGCGTCAAAAATAAGGCGAGATTCTGTATCTCCCGTTACCTTAAGGCTTAGAGCCTCTGACGCTGCAGAACTTGCACCATCAATTGCTATGGATGTCTTAAAAGCTTTAGCCACGACCTCAACCGTCCTATTGTATTATAGCAGATTTCCCTCAAGAAATCCATCTATTATTTTTAACCAACTACCACAACTCTATAGTCTGTGCCCGTAGCGGGTGCAGTACTAAAGGTAATAGTAACCGTATTCGTTGTAGCATGTGCAATATCTACCTCAACTTCAGCATATGGAGAAGCTGACTGATATACTGTCACATCAATATCTCTAGTTCCAAGACTATGCGTCACCGTAAAGGCAGCAGCAGAATCGTTACCAGTTAAAGTTGCAACACCCCTCGTAAGGAAGCTTAAAGCAGTCTTAGCTGATGCTGCAGAAGTGTAGCCACCACCTTTCCCAATGGGAAGAGTGCCAGTTACAGCCCCTGTAGTTAAATCAATGGTATCCCGACTCAGTACACCAGAGGTAAGGGTAAGACCATCACCGTCAATATCGCTAGCAATCGTAAGACCAGAAGCACTTGTTGTAAGTCCTGAATTGGTATCAAGATTGACGGAAATTACACTACCAGCCTTTGTAATACCATCACCAGCAGAGATACCAGAAGCGGAAGCAAAGTGAGTCCACACAATTGCTGTGGAACCCAATGTAATCGGATCATTTGTCGTGATTACATATTGATGATCACCATTTACTGTACCTTCATTAATCCAAACAAAAGCACCGCCAATTGCCTCACTGGAGGCGTCCATATCGATTGCCCGACTGGCCGCCCCTGAAGCGACTACAACATATACACCATTCTCAGTAGCAGTAGTCTGATTCTTTAAGAGAACACGATCACCAGTAGCCAAAGTAACACCATCAATAGCATCACCATTTTCAAGCGCACTAGCAATCGCAACATTCGCAGTGCTCGCTGCCCTGACAGGATCTTTAACATTTAAACCCTGCTTGGTAGCATCAACATAAGCTTTGGTTGCAGCATCAGTATCAGCAGTTGGAGTACCAACACTTGCAATCCTCTGATTGTTAGCAGAAACGGTAGCAGTTGGTGACGCCATCTCATCCAAACGATTAGTTTGAACCTGAGTATCGAAGTCAGAAACTGTACTCGCAGTCTGTGTTCCAGTGTGGTTAGCCCTTGCTTGATAATATGAACCTTCTTGACCATCAAGCTTATCTGCATCGAGAGCCGTACCCGTGCCGTCTACTGTTAGGAGGAGAGTCAGTATTTGAGCGGCAGTTTGGTCTGCGGTAGCACCGGTCTCGATACCGAGAATAGTGAGTACCTCTGCTGGTGTTTTGTTTTGTGGAGTGTTATCGCTTGTCGCATACAAGAAACTTGTAGCATTGTAATCTGTCTCCATAACCGCACCAGCGGTGTTGACATTTGTCGCATCTGTCACATCTGCTAAGGCTTCGATACCATCTAGTTTCGATTCGTCAGCCGCAGTAAACCTGTTGACCATCTCCCATGCCGAATTTGCCCGCAAGTAAAGCTTGTCATCATCAGTATCATAATAGATTTGACCGTCACTTGGAGACGAGGGTGCAGTACTTAGATTCTGCACTACAGCATTTCTTAATTCATTCTTATTCAGGTCGATATATGACTCTATGTCAATAGGGACCAGAAACTTTTTAGCCATTGTATTTCCTCCTAGACTATAATAGCCTTACCAGCAAAAGCATTATCGAATGTTGCTACTAATTGATTTATGGAATTATGTTTAATGTCTCCAATAACATGATTCCCAGCAGAATCGAGACCTTGATTGTGGGTTATTGTCCACGTTGCACTCGCTAAACTCTGATCATGAACTACAGTAGAATTCGTAGCAGGTCCAGCAGGACCGGTAGGACCAGGAACCCCTTGCGGGCCAGCCTCAACATCTGTTAAAACTACGGTTGGTGAATCCGATGTAAGAGACCCTTGTGTCCCTTCAACAACTATCGTTTGTGAAATCTCATCAACCGTAACATTTGTATGTGCCATTACCTAGTAACCTCCGGGGTAATCGTTACATTGCCTTGCAACAATCTTGTAACTACCCCACTGAGTACGATCTCTAAATCGTATACACCAGTATCCGGGGCAGCTAAAGCTGTAGTCACAGATGATGCAACAGTGACAGTAATAACTCCATTTGATGCTAGAGTTATATCACCGCCACCGCTTGTTATATCTATCAAAGCAGAAGCAGCATCATAACTGCTACGAACTTGCATTCGAGCAGTATGAGAGCTTAAATCGACGGCAACACCGCCAGATTTATATGTAAACGTTTTTTGAAACGTTTCACCTTGATTTACGATCAAGTTGTAACTAAAAGCCATACATTGATTATACCACCATAGCAGTTTTTTACCAAAAGCTAATCAAGTGTTATATCAAGATCATTAGCTTGAATAGTAAAAGTATCTCCAGAAGCAACAACCACAGTAGAAGACAGGGCGCCATGAATCAAAAGATTACCAGCAGACTCATCATCATAAATAGCAATGTGCGTTACAGTAACAGCCGGCATGCTAGCAAACGATACACTAGACGAATTCGACACAGTTCCACTAGCAGCAGCACCAAACGTCACCGCTTGTCTAGTGACGTTTACCTCTGTACCTCCAGTACCAGCATCAGTTGGACTAGCATTAAATAACGCCAGATACACCGTTGTAACAGATGTATATGACGTATTCCTCAATGCATGATCAAGGAGCTTGTTTTCTAAATAATTAGATAACCCCGACATGATTTTTCCTATTACCTACTCGCCGTAGTGTGCTTTAACCTGTGCTTGGGTAGCCGCTTCAAACTGAGTCGTTGCCAAAAGCTGCTTTGCGACTTTAGCACCGACCAGTTGGTAAGGGTGGTCCCTAGTGAAATCAACCTCTCCAACGGAGTAACCATATCCATGACGCATAAATAGCATCTGGTCACCCGACGGTGCTGCTGCAGCCTTCTTGGGCGCAGCCTTCGCAACAGGAGTCGCTTCTACATCAGCCTTCTTCAAATCTTCAGTTGTAACTACATCTTTTTTATCAGCCATAATGAATATCTTATCACATTATATAAACAAACGCAAAAAATAGAACACCCCCGGGAGGCATCTAAGCGACCCGGGGGTGTCCTGGTGGTGGTTTGTGATTTAAACCGTTATTATGTACGCAGGCTTGATCAGGTCCGGAGCTTAGTGTCCTTACAGATCACGTATGCTTCAGCGTTCTCGATGTTCTGAGCAACCCTGTTGTACTGCGTGTATTCAATCGTGTCCTTCTTCGGCTTGAACTCACGGTAAACCGTGATCTCACGCTGAATACCAACAATATGATTGTTGGGGAAGGTCAAGATAATATAACCGTGGTTGCCAGAGGCACCACTATAACTACCGGCGACAGTCTCTGGCATGAGGGGGACCTCAATCAAAGGAATGCCGAACGGAGCAAGCCCCGTTGAACCGGGACCTCCGTTAGGACCACCCGGGTTGGTGTAGAGCCTGTCACCCATAGTAGAACCGGGCGAAGGCGCACCAGCGGTGGCCTCAGTTGCAGAATTTGGGTTCTGCAATGTGTAGATAGTGTCCTGAACAAGACCAGGACCACTAAAGTACCGCAACTCGTTACGACGCTGCAGGTACTTGTTCGGCATCTTGCGCAAAATTGCGTCGAATACCGAACGGCTTATATTTGTTTCAGTAGCATGTGTAACACCACTGGCAGTACCCAGCTTAACAAAGCCGTCCTGCGCCTTAAGCAGCGCATTGGCACTTGTGGTATCACCATTAATTAGAAGGTCATCCATATCGTTCGACGTCTGACGCGCCATAACCTGAGCGATATGATCCTCCAAGGAGTCACCAGCAATGTTGTCCTCAAGGGACTCAGTGCTGACCTCCCAATCCAACCGGAGCTTAACTGTCGTTAAAGCGACCTTAGTAAAGGTCACGGCAGCGTTTGCACCCGTGTCAGAAGCCTCAGTTGCCTTTGCGAGCAACCGTGATCCAACTGACAACTTATCGATTTCCATAGAAGGATTGCTCATACGAACAACCCTAGACTGCTGCATAAGAACAGACTGATCGATAACGAAGTCAAGGAAACGGTTAGCCTGAGCGGGCTTTAAAATACCGCCAGAAGCCGCACTGACAACAGAGGTAGTAACTTCATTTGCTTTTTGAAGTAGTTCTTCGTTAGCCATTTATAATTTCCTCCTAAGACTCGTATCCAAGAGACTTAATCAGATCCTGAGGAAGGAACAGGTTTCCCCAAAATGACTCGGGGGTACTCTCCACAGCAACCTTAACGGCTACATCCTCTTCTTCATCTGTCTCATCAACACTCTTTTTAATTGCACCAGCATTCTCAACGGTTTCAACACGAGTGTTGATCACATCAAGACTATCGGTGACTGACTTTGTGGACTCATCAACCTTAGCTGTGAGTTCATCCTGCTTCTCAGTCATTGCATTAATGGCAGAGGCCAACTTCTCTTCAATCAAAGTTTCTACCTTTGTGGCAGAAGCCTCTGAGTGAGAAGCTAGCTTTTCATCAATGACAGTTCCTAGAGCTGCAGTGAGTTCATCGATATTCATATCAATATCATCTCCTTCATTGATTTCGTCTGCCATAAGCACAATCTCTTCCACTTCAGCAGTAATTTTTTCTACATCGTCTTCATTAGAATCAACAAGGACATCCGACTCTGCATTAGCAGGATCAGATAACCATGTTAAGAACCTCTGAAGAAGTGAGATCTTATCTTCTAACTCGGCACCCTCAAAAGCCCCGTCACTTGACGAGGGTTCGTCAGACGCAGTTAGAACGTCTGTATCTTCCATGTAAGTAACCATATCAGAATAGTTCTTATTATGCAAGCCTTTCACGACACTGCAGTTGCAATTATTACAATCACATGTCGATCCGGAACATTCGGTTTTTGTAATTATATCATCTGTAATACATACAATTGTATCACCAATTTTATTGCATTCAATTTCATCAATTGCGAGAGCGTAAGACAAGCCCTCATCGTCAGATTTAATCAACGTAATGTTAGCAACTGGGTTTGCTGGATTGTCCACCAAACTCAACTCACCAAGTTCATACTTGGTAACTACACTAACAGGCTGACCACGAAACTTTCTTGTCTCGTCATCCTTGCGTTCGAGAATTCGACCACCGATAGAGAACGCACCAAGGGTGCCATCCAAAACCTTCTGCCAAGTATCCTCTGCCCCCTTTGAGATATAAGCAGAAACTTCCACACCCTTATAGATGGTTCCATTTTCATTAATCTCAACGGGACGATGACCTACAGCCTTACCTACAGCCAGAGGCTGGTGCATCTCGCGTATGTTGCCCTGCCAATTTTTAAATGCTGTCATAGACGCGTTGAAATCAACGACATCTCCTGACTTATCTACATTATCAGCAGTAGCCACACCAACCACAACCCGCTCTTCATTTTTAACTAAAGAAATCGGGAAGATTAGTTGTAAATTTTCGCCATGCATATAATTGCCTCCTTATGAAGCTATGGAGACTATTGTAACATATATCTGATTTAATTACAATAAGTCTTAACCCACAGCAAAAACAGCCAGAGTAACAGACGCAGTGATAACCTCAAATTCAGTGTAATCACCGGGAATGCAAACGTACTCTTGGCCGCCAGCAGGAATCAACACAGACATAACGTCGTTAAGTTTAACCGTGACATCAGTCGATGCGTGAGTATTATGAAAATAAATACCATCAGTATGATGACCCAAACTAATCTTTGAATCAGTGCTATCCACACTAGTATTTGAATATGTTATACTACTATTTCCGTACATTTCGTCCTCCTATTTTTCTTGTTCACGAACCCCGTCCGTGTCTTGGGCAGAGCCTCTCTCATTGCTGGCCTCAGGATTCGCAGAGTCATCTCCATTAGCGGGGGTATCAGCATTGTCATTACCCTCAGGAGCGCCCTCTGGCCTTTTTGGTTCTTCCTCTACCATGTCTTCACCGGTGAACGGATTAACACCCGTCTGCATAAGCAACTCCATCTTCCTAATATTACTTGGGAATGGCAGTTCCTCATCACCATCGTCACGGTCAGGAAGGCCCAACATGTTGCGTACCTCATTAGGTGAAACCACCTCAGTACGCAGATATCGATCTCTAATCTTAGACTGAACATCTTCGTCAACCAAATCAATCTGCTCAAATCTAAAATCAAGAAGATCAGTAAATTCTTTAACGATATTGTTGATTTTCTTTTCTATGATCTTTTGATCCGGCCCCACAACTTGAACCTTAAATGTTTTATCCGCATCCCTAGATACGGCTAGATTGGCATTATCATATACACCAACCTTCGGAGCTGGAACTCGGTTTGCAACTAGAATTTCATCACGATTAGACTTTCTATACTTATCGAATGACGCATCTTGAATATTAGCTTCCAGTTTCTCAAATTTAATATCTACATCACTACCAAGTGAGGCTGGCAGGGGGACGATTAACGTTCCGTGATTCCTGCCTTTAACTTCTGTCCTGAAATAGTTTACCAATTCCTGCTTGGACTTATTACTAAGTTTAGCTCCCTTAAGGATAATTGCATATCTAGGAATGGCTTTGTTTTCAAAGTAATCAATATTGTAATTCTTTGCGTACTTGTCTCCCAAAATAGCACCAATGGCAGTTACGGCAGACGGCACACCATAGTAATTATTTGTAGGTGTATATGCCTTAAAGTGAATAATCTCATTAGGGCGTCCATCACTATTAATAGGATCCGGCGTTTCCAAATCTTGGAAATTTCTGAAGTATACCGATTGGATCTTACTGTGTCGCGCAATCTGCACAAAGCCATCACGCATTCGACGGACCCGCATATTGACAGCCGGTATATGACCAATATATCCTATCTTACCGACATTCGTTCTACCAATCTCAAGATAAGCATTACCGACAGCAAGATAATCAATCCACAATTTAATCATAGTCTCAACAAATGTATCTTCTAGATTTGATTCATCCAATAAAACCTGTAACTTCTTTTTTTCACGAACCAATTCTAATCTAACTTTTTGTCTCTTATCGGTAGTATCTGCTCTTTCAATGCGTCGCTTAGTTTTTTCAGAATCTTCAAACATATATCCTAAAGCCACAGTGTTTGCAACACGAGCATTAATGGCAGCAAAATGAGTAGTATTAGTTTCATATAAATCAGCCAGAATATTTAAATCATGCGGCGGCTCAATAACATCATACAAAGCGTATCCGTCAATCGAATCTGGATCAACAGAGCGAGACGACGCATCGCCTAGTCCCTTATTTGTCTTAGCCGGCCTATGCGCCTTCTCAAGCCTTTGATATCGCCTCTTCATCTTGGGCGACTGCTTGGAGAGATCTATCTTCTTAAATGGATCATCGCTAGTATACTCAAGAGATACCTGAGTATAGCTAACGTCATCAATTTCAACTTCCATACCGTCGTCTTCTACAAAAGATGTTTCATTCATAATTATCCTTTATAAGGTGCCACTTCTATAATGGCATCCTCTACCGGGTCGGGTAGCTTCCCTTCACCCAGTCTTCCTTCTTGCTCTGATCGTTCACTATCGGAGACCTTCCTTGCGCCATCTACCCAATGAGGTTTTCCCTCATTATCCTTTCCGGCCCAATA